TCATAAATGAAAAAACTAGAGATGTAAGAGAAGCGAGAGATTATGCTAAATTAGATGAACGGATAAATATAATACAAAATGATATGGAAAATATCAAAAATACACAGGAAAAAATATTAGAATTACTTCAATTACAACTTAAATCACAACATCAACAAAAGTTATTAAACGAATAATACACGAATAATACACGAATATATTTATAATTAGTAAGAATTTGATATACTAATTATATAAAACGATTTTCGATTAATCTCACGCTTCTCTTACGTCTCTAGTTTAATTACTTGTCTTTTACTTCAGGTTTAGCGGAGGCAGAGGGAGCTGGAGGCGCAGACGCAGAAGAAACATTTATTGAAATCTTACTTGCTTTCGTTGCGACGGGTGCAGTTGGGGCTTTCGCTTCTGCTGCTGTTGCTGATGCTGCTGCTGCTGCTGCTCCCACTTCTTTTTTAGATTCAGATTCTTTTTCACCTACACTAATAGAAGGTTTATCACTCTTTTTGGGTTTAGCAGCTGCGGCTGGTGTTGATGCTACATGTGCAGATGATGTAGCCATCGCAGCACTCATCTTAACAAATGATTTTGCGCCTTCTTTTTCTACTATTTTACCAACAACTAATGGTTCACCTCCCATTTCTCTAGCTGCAAGGTAGCTACTATAGTCATATACAATACTTGTTTTCTTATCAAATGCATAATCTCCTTTAACGCCACCAATCGTCAATGTAATTTTCACCAATTTAAGTTCGGTTTCTTTCGTGTTTTGCGCCATAGATGCATCAGATTCTTCACTATCAATAGATGGTGCAAATGAAAATTTGTTTGAATTTACTACCCCAAATGTGAAACATTTTAATTTCTCTTTTGATGCGACATTTCGGTGTATTGAACAATCAATAGATGATTCTTTTACAGCCATAAGTAGCTGTCGATTAATTTCTTCCTTAATTGTTGATATTTCAAATAAAGATTGATCCGTTGTTATCGGCTTCTTAGAGTCTCGTTTACTAACATCGTTTAATCTAAGCTCAAGCGACGAATCCTCGCTCATTTGTTTTGGTGTGAAACTCATTACGTATAACATGACACTAACTGTTCGAAGTTTCTCGTCTTTCAAATCGTTATGACTGCAAATACGTCTAGCCCTCCCAATTACTTGCTCTATTCTTACAGGATGCCAATAAGGTTCCATAATATGAACATACCGGACATTTCGCAAACTAATACCTTCAGCACCTGATGCTGTAATCATAAGAACTTTTATAATTTCACCCATAAAATTGTTTGAAGATTTAGGAACTAATTGTTCTTTAATAGAAACAGGAATATAGTCCCATGTGCTATTAAAAACATTTCGAATAATCTCACGCTCCTCATCGCTCTCTGTGCCTGTATATAGTGCAAACATCGGCTTCCCTTGATCGGCTTCATTAATATCGCATATCCAATTATCTGAATCATTTTTACGAATTTTAAAACGTGCAAATCCGTTTGCTTCAAGAACGAGCGAAAAAATCCCGATACCTTCTAATGTGCGAAACTGACTATATACAAGATTTAATCCTTGATGACGCGGTTCTTGAATATTCTCCAACATTGTTAAAAATTTAGGACTATATATATGCAATTCACCTTGGGGTGGTTTTGTCAAAAATTTCATCATCCCGCTTTTAAGACGAGCAAGAGAAGCAATAATTCGTTTATCATATGTCGTATCTACCTTTTTCGTTATTTCTTGTGCCAATTCTTCTATTTCATCTGTAGTATGTTCTCCGTTTGGATTTTCTAACCGTTCGCTTGCTTTTATTGCATCTACATCTTCTTCATTCGCACCTTCACGAATCGCGCCTTCAACATCTTCATCTTCTTTCGGTAAAGGGCGTCCTATTTCTGTAGGAAATACAAAATTACAAAAAAGGCGCGAAAAAATACGATAAGTTGAAACAGCATCTTCATAAATATCGTCGCCTCCGCCTCCTCCTGCACCTGCCGCACCCGATGCTTTTGCTCCAGGGCGTTTTTTAGATTTGGCTTTCTTCTCTAATTTTCGTTCAGCAGCGCGCGCCTGTTCATATGCTGCAAACTGATGATCGCTCATGGGCACTTCAACAACACGAAAATCCATATCTTTATCGTATTTAGGCATAAGCTGTTCTTGTGCGCTTCTAAAATACGATGTGAGCCCTAATATACGACGTTGAAACATATTTATATTTTTAACTTGTCCTGTTTCCGAATTAATAAAATAAGAACGGAAAGCATCGAGAGAATCAGGCAAAGCTTTAAACGTTTCAATAGTAATACTTCCCGGTGTTACATTTATATCGCGTCCTTTTAATATACCAAGAATAAGACGTTCAAAATCGGTATCTGTCATATTAGGCGTTTCGCCTTCGGGTGATACTCGCAATACTCCGTTATACTGCCCTTTATCGTCTACATTTAAGAACCCGAACGGATTTCGTGTAACTGTTAAAACATGGGAACTATCATTATAATCCATATAGTCGAGCGTATTTATCCCTTCAAATATCTTCGTGAGTGCTTTTTTATCTATTTTTGATTGCGATGCAATCTGAAGTGGGATTTTCCATGTTTTTATATAACCGCGCAAGATATTAAAAATAATCGCAATTTCGTTCGGATAATTAATAACGGGTGTGCCTGTAAGAAGAATAATTTTAACATTTTCGGCCGTCATTAACATATCATATAGTCTCATTGACATTGATGTAGGACGTTTTAATTTATTCACGATACGACTAATAAAATTATGTGCTTCATCTATAATAACTACATGATTTGAAAACGGATTCTGTGTAAAATCGGACGATAATGTTTTTAAATGACTCATGCGCATACCATTGTAATTAAGGAATGTATATTTTGCATCTATCATTTGTTCTATTTGTTTATCAAGGCTTTCTTTTTCATCTGCGTTTAACCCAACATAATTGGAAGGTTTTTTTACATTTACTAACCATGCTCCACGTTTTTCAATAATAAATTTTTCTTTTAATTGTAAAATAGTGGCTAATGTTTGAATCATTGGATCCGCTTTACTCGTGATAGGAATAAATTCCCAAAATTGATTCTTCTTATAAATATCATCCCCGCATTTTTTCATCTCTTCTATATAATTTCGGCGCAAAGATGCAGGTGTCATTACAATAACATTTTTATATGTTTTTAATCCTTCCGCTATCGCAATTGAAGAACATGTTTTACCACTTCCCAAACCATGGTATAACAACAGTCCACGATAAGGGGTATATATATTCAAATATTCTCTAACTATTTTTTGGTGTGTTAAAAGAGAGAATTCGGCATTCGCAGCGGGATCACACGAAATTTGCTCTTTTTGGCTCGCAATTTCATCATGGTATGTTAAAAAAAGTTCATTAATAAAATTGACGAATTTTTGACGATTTGTCATATAATAATGCGAAGCTGATATACTAGGTAGAGGACGCCGTGGTAGACGATTTGTAACAATCTCGCCTTTTATTTCCATTCGTTCTATTTCTTCCGATATTAACCCCCATATTGGTTTTTCGGTTAGACGTTTAGATGAAGATGGTGCTAATGCACCCATACCCAGTGCTGCTGGTTCTTTTACAGCCACAGACACATCCTTGTCAGCGCTCATAAAAAGTGAAACATCTTCAACCAGATGTATATGGCGCGGTAATTTTCGTATAATAATAATTTGCCGCATAAGTAAAGAAGTATCTGCTTCTGCAGCTGCAGCGGATATAGACACTAGTCCTGGTAAAAGCGAACCCTTTTTAGGTGTTAATTTGCTTCGCTCGCTTTGTGTAATTTCAGTAGCTTTTGGCTCATGAACATGTAAAACTCCGCGAAGTCTTTCTAAAATATCAACACGAACTAATCTTTTTTCGGGACGCCTATCTATAACATCAACGTGAACTTGAACTTTGGATATTTGTGCTTCGGCGCCTTCACCTTCACCTTTGGCAATACCAGGTGGAGTTTCAATATGTTTAGGAAAAGTAATTTTTATTTTTTGCCTAGCTTGTGGTTTAGGTTTTAAGGGATTAACGTCTTTGGTAGGATCAGGATCAGGATTCGATTGTGTAGCAGGGATGGGTTTTGCTTCTAATCTTTCTAAAATAAAAGCAGGTGCTAAATTTGTTTGAAGTGCATGAATCATAGTTTGTTGGGCATAATCGACTCCTGGTTTCCCACTTGGAAGGATATGAGGTCCTACATCTGGAGCCTGCGACATTTGTAGTAAATTTTCTCTTGCACGTTCAGATAATTCGGTTCTTTCTAATTTTGCCTTTTCAGATACTAATCTTGCTGATGACTCTGCAATATTTTCTTCCCCTTCGCCTTCCCCTTCCTGTTCTGATTGGATATATGGGTCATTAACAACAGCATGAGATGCTGATGCAGGTGCAGCAGATGAAGAAACGGACATGGATGAACGTTCAGCATAAGAATGAGCAATATTTTCTAATCTTCTTAATGAACCTTGAATTTCTCGTTGTTGTTGTGGATCATCTTTAGATTCTACCAATCGGGCTTTTAAATCTTTTATTTGTGATTCTATTTTTTGATATTCTTGATCTGCCATTATAATATATTTATACAAATATTTATTATATACAACTATTAACAACTATTAACAACTATTAACAAGTATTATATAGAACAATAATAAAAATAAAAATATTTATTATGGTTCGCATGCTTTCTATGCTTTGTATCGATTGAATTTGATTACATATTTTGAAGTGCAAATTCGCAAGCAAATTGTTCTGCTTTTTTTTTAATTTTGTGTGTCCCTGATGCAAAATGAACTAAAACGTGTCCTTTATCTTCATATATTTCGCGAATTTTTGTAAATGATTTTAGTTCTCTGTAATTTAGAGCATTTTTATAATCAACTTGATATATTTCTTTTCCCAAACATAGGTAAACACCCATAGTATAACCCATATCCATATCATGCTGTATTTCTAAATAATCGGGCGTAGTTTTAAATTCCTTCTGTATTTTTACTTGCAAAATATTTTTATAATTATCGTCATTCTTAATCAATGATACCCAGTCAATATGTCTTTCAAAAACAGCTTCTATGAATTTCTGTGCCATCTGAAACCCTGGCCCAGTAACAAATACGTTTTCGAACCATTTGCCTTCATCATGCACAGTAATTTTATTGAAATCTAGAAACAATGCGCCGATAAATGCCTCGAATAGACATCCTAGTTTTTTAAGATTTGTTCGTGTATGTTTTTCCTCTGCATGTTTCGAAATAATAAACCATTTATGTAGTCCCATATCGTAAGCCAATTTACCAATAGATTCATTTTTTACGATTGCTATTTTTTTTTCGGTCATGAATCCCTCATTCTCTTTAGGAAATCTACGATATAGGTAATATTTTGTAACACATTCAAGAACTCCGTCGCCGAGAAATTCAAGACGTTCATTTGATTTTGTTTTAAGGGGCATACAATTAGCAGGTTGAGGCATAATTTTAATATTCTCTCGTGCATTTTCTAACTGAGGGCGTTTTGTATATGATGCATGAATGAAAGCCCGGCGATATAGCTCGTAATTATTAAGTGTTGTAGGAATACCATAGGATGAAAGAATAGATTGAACTTCGTTCAATGTAATCTCTCTATTTTCGTGATTGTATGGATTAAATATATATCCATCATCACATTGAATAATATCCATATCATTTAATATATTTTTTCCTTGTCCGGATGTATTTAATTTAGGAGAAGAAATAGGTGAATTTGATTCACTTGTTTTTTTTGTGGTGGTTGACATGGTGGATATTTAGAGGTTATGATTGTTGTTTTTATTAAATCTTACTATTATTTATAATTTTATCTTTAAATGATTTCAATTATTTACTTTACTTTATAAGTAATAAACAAAACAATAAAAATAATATATAATCTTATATTTTTATTTATTTTGTTTTATATTTTTATATTTAGCATATATATAAAACATAGAAAATGGTTTTAAGTGGTCCTAAAAGGGTTTCGGCAATAAGATCTCTTACTAATAAAGGATGTATTTTTGGAAGTATGGCTGGAATGCCTCCTACTATCGGTGTTCCTGCAAGCATTGTAAGCGTATATCAGAAGGAAACCAGTTATTGCAACTATTGTCTTCCTCCTGGATGCAAAGATGGGTTTGCTTATTTGAAAGCGAAAGGTCTGCTCAACGGTAACAAAGGTGCCGGTGGTATAGGAAGAATGCAGCATATGCCTGGTATTGGTAGACTGTTCGGTGGTGGTCGTCAGACTTTTATTTAAAATTTTAAGTTTTAAGTTTTAAATTTTATTTGATATTTTTATATGCCACATTTTTTAATCATATATTTTGACATTATATAATCTTTAAATTTAATATTACAAGATTATATAGAATTAATCTAATGCCTCAAAAAAACGGTCCAAGAAGTCATAACGGGCGTTCCGCTACCGCTCGTCGTGTTTTGTTTAGCGGTCCTGGTTCAACCGATGGTATGTATACCAATACGAATAATGGTGGTGGAATGAAAAAAGGTGGAGCACAGCCTAGTGGAACCGGATTTATGGTTTCGTTTGGTCAAAGAACTCATATCGCAGTTCCCGCTTTGAATAAAGACTTTTTATTTAATTTTAGACAATACTATAATGCTCCTCGTCATGCTGGTCCTAGGTTGTAATTATACATTTATAAACCAATACAGTATATATTAAGACATCGGAGTATCATATCTATGTAAATATGAATTGCTACTATAATTCATATTTATAATTTTGATAAACAATATAAAAATTGCGTATGTATATTGTATACAGACAAAGTAATACATATCTATATCCCATCTATCTATCTAGCCTAGGTATGATAATAAAAGTAGACAATCGTGAAAAAGATTTAATACCTTTAATTGAAAGAAGATTAGAAGCATACGCTTTAGAAACTTCTATAAACGCAACTACCACCACACCTACAACTATAGCAAAAAAAAATATTAAAAATGGATGCCTAGTTCCACTTCATATGTTTCAGGAAGTAGATGTATGTAACGAAGTATTATCTACAGACATAAATACAAGAGAAGTAAGAGAAGCAGTAGATGGGAGAGAAGCAGTAGATGGGAGAGAAAATAGGAAAATACATAAAATGAAAATAGAACAACTTCATATTGGAGATATTGTATTCGAAAATGATTCAGGAAGTCCTATTCTTATCTTTGAAAGAAAAACATTGAATGATTTGGCTGCGAGTATTAAAGACGGTAGATATAATGAACAATCTTTTCGACTAGATAAAGAAGCGATACATAATCATAATATTATATATATTATTGAAGGAGATATTGAACGATATAACGAAAAAAAGACACATATTTCTAAAAAAACACTTACGAGTAGTATGTTTTCATTGTTATACTATAAAGGTTTTTCAGTAATAAGAACAAATACAATTTTTGAAACAGCGGATACAATTGTATTTTTTGCAGACAAGTATGATAAAACGTGTATAAGTGATAAAACGCGTAAACCTTATTATGAACTTAAATCACAAAATGATGATGATGATGATCATAGTGTTAAAGATTGTGAAGAAGAAGATGAACATAATAGTTGTGTTAAAAAAGATAAAGAGAAAGAGAATGAAAAAGAAAAGGAGAATGAAAAAGAGAAGGAAAAGGAGAAGGAGAAGTATGAAAGTGAAAAATATTGTGATGCGTTTAAGGGTCATAAAGAAAAAAATGAATATATAACTCCTGAAAATATAAATATAATCATGTTGTCGTGTATACCGACTATAAATTCAAAAACAGCTACACAGATCATGGGTGAATATAAGACAATACAAAATCTCTTATATCAACTTGAAAAGGAACCTGAATGTTTAAATACATTTATGATAAAGACGGAATCAGGTAATATGCGTAAAATTAATAAAAATTGTGTGGATAATATTAAGAAATTTTTATTGAATAAATAAAATAAAATAAAATAATTACGAGTAAAATAATACTTCATCTGGATTGTAATACCCTGCATCAACTAGTGTTTGTGTAAAATCTGAACCTCCCCAATTTGAGTCCATAGGGTTTGGACTTAATCCAGTCGACTCGGTTATATAATCGCGCATCATATCAGGTGTAAATTCGCCTTGGTCAACATTAGAATTATCATATCCAGGATATGAATTTACGTTATAGGGTGGATCCCCATGTGATGCATCGAGTAATTTGGTGATTTGTTTTCGTGGTGGTGGCGAATATGGGAATGCGGAAGCGGGAACGCCACTTAATCCTCCTTGTAAATTTGTAGGTCCTGGTCGTATTTTATAAGATTCGGAACCTTGTGTGTCCATAGAATTTTGGAGATACAATACCGGGCATATGGTTCCTGAAGCGCGTTGGAATTCGACAAATTCTACATATTCTTCTAAATTATTAAATACTATAGGATTCACGCCGGGAATTTCTTTTTTTTTCGAATTATACAAATAAAGCTGTGCTCCTTTTTGAATCAATACGTTCGGACAATTTGAATCTGCAGCAGGCATTGTTAATGCTTCTTTAAAATCAGCTGTTGTATAATTTAATACAAAATATGTAACCATTATAAATAAAACAATGATTGATAAATTTTTTAACGCCATTTATATATTATTTTATTATAAAAATATTATTGTATTTATATATTTAACGATACTATTTGTATAATACTATTTGTATAATACTATTTGTATAATAAATAATATTGTTTAATTATATAAAATGTTAGAAAGTCCCGATGAACCTAAAATACTAACAGAGAGCGAAGTTATGGAATTAAAAAAGAAGCATGGTGTTGTATTATTTTATATGAATGGATGTGGACACTGTGTTACAATGAAACCAGCATGGAATAAATTAATAAATGAACTTAAAGAAAAACATAAACATGAAATTATATTGGGTGCTGTTGAAAGTGGTGGTATGGATATTTTTAATAAACATGGTTTGAAACCATCTGTATCGGGGTTCCCTACAATACTATATTTTAATCCAAAAAATCCCGATAAACCTGAATCATATAGCGGCGATCGTAGTTATGAAGATATGAAAAAATGGATATTAAAGAAAAAGGGCGGAAGTCCGGGTAATAATTTAGTTATACTATCAGACAATGAGCCAAAAAATAAATCACCTAATAAATCGCCTATTAAAGGTGAAAGCATGGTAGGTGGTGGTGGTGGAAGACGAATACGAAGTCGAACCCGTAGACGCACGCGGCGAAGACGCATGATACATAAATCGCATAAACATCGTAAGTCCACATCACGTAGAAACACAAAGAGACGTTATCATAGATGAAGTGAGATGAGGTGAGATGAGGTGAGGTGATGTATGTAGATAGTCGCATATTTAGAATTATTTTTAATTTTTAATTTAAAATAAAATTGAAAATAATTTATGAATAATAGAAATAAATATATTACGAAAAACAATTGTATATTATTTTGCCTATGTCTATGTATACGTATACATCTATGTCTGAAATCGATAATGCACGTAGTCTTTTAGATAAAGTCTTAGAAACACAACAACAAATTGCCGATAGTTTTATTGTTAAAAGATGTGATGAAATCCGATACTATGGGTGGTTTTCTGAAGAAGTTCAAGCATCCAGAATGGGAAATCAAACAGAGCATAAAATTAGAATGAATATTGCTAACGCTAACGCTAACACTAACGCTAACGCTAACGCTAATAGAACAACTATAAAAAGTCCTCCATATACATATTGGTTGCAAGGTAAAAAAAAGATTCTTGTTACAGATGTTACACTTACCGATGAAGTAATGACGAGACATAAAGAAACGAATGCGATATTTTTAGGAAAACTTGACAAATTCTGTTGCAGGTCTTATACTAAACTGTAACAGTTTTATATTGAAATTATGTATTTCAAGACATAAAAAATTGAAACGAAATTATGCATATTAATTGTATACAGAACCTAAATAACACATCATTGTTGAGATGGCATCTGTATCTACCAATTCTGTCAAATCTGTCAAATCTGTCAAAGTGAAGCATATGCGAATCAATTTGTTTGCTTCTATCAAAAATGCAAACGATGATGTGAACAACGATGCGAACAACAATAACAATGACAACAACATCAACATTATAAATAATACAATTTCAATAGATACGCACAAAAAAGAAAAGAGAGAATTACCGGTGATTGATGATTCATCTCATGTTGATGTTGATGTTGGTGGTGATAGTGATGAGAACGATGCAAGTGCAGAAGGAGGTGAAAGAAAGAGTGGATACTACTACAAAAATAGGGAGAGAAAATTAGAATATCAGAAGAAATACAATAAAGAACAAGGAGATAAAATTAAAAATTATAATAAGGATTATTACCAAAAAAGGAGGGATGAAATTCTAGAGAAAGCGAAAACAAAGATCATTTGCGAATGTGGATGCGATGTTCAGTTATTTAATATGAACAGTCACAAAAAGACTAAGAAGCATCAGCGTGCACTTGAGATTGTAGTTGCATCGAAACTTAGAGAAAGTATGTAATGTTATTCAACTATTTCATGGTTTTAGTTTTAAACTATGTATGGTAAAATTTATTTTTTTTAAGTGTTTTATTATTACCACCACCACCACCATATTTTGTATGCTTTTTGAATGATTTAGATAGATGCTTAAAATCTTTGTATTCTAATTTCGGTTCATCTTTATTAAAAAATTCTTTTATATGTTCTAACATTTTTTTACTAACAATAACATCTATATCATGCTCATGTGTGCTTTTTTCTAATACATTATATTTTAGTCTTGATTTTGAAAATTTTCTGAAATCTTCTTTACTTTCTATATCATTTGAAAGAGGTGAATTTAAAAATCTATTTATTAATTCATCTGATGGTAAAATATATTTGTATTCTTTTACGTGGATGTAATATACATTATCATGTCCCATTTTTGGATGAAATATATCATCGACAAAACATATTTCTATTTCCGACGGTAGTTTAGTGCATCTGAAAAAATCATCGATACATTTATCATGACTTGTTCTATTTATTTCTATAATTACACCATTTATTTTAAAAGCAGATATAATCTGGTCAAATATTTTTGAATTTAATTTATGCTCAAAATAACCCTTAATATGTTCAACCCATTTTCTTTCTCCATTATTGTTTGTATAAATCATAATCGCTTGACATTTATTTTCTTTCTTTTTTTGTAATAAAAATTTTAAAACACTAAGCATATTAGGTCTAATGAACTCAGGATATAAATCCATTAGCTGATTAAATATACTATATGCTTTATCGTCATTTTTATAATATTCGTCTAATAATATACAAAATCTGCCAAACTCACCGAAATATCCAAGAGTTTCATCTAAATCAAAAACAACAACTTTTTTTTTTATGTTTTTTATTAATTTAGGCATTTAAAAATATATATTTTTATATATATTTTTATATATATTTTTATATATATTTTTATATAAAAAGTTATATTAAAGTTATATTAAAAATATTATCTAATTTTAATATAACTTTAATATAACTGTAATTATTGATGGGTGTTTTAAAAAAAAATGACTACATAAAAATTTTAAATTATTATAATATACCCATTAATTCTTCCGATACATCTAAACAAATAAAAAATAAAGCCGAAAAAATACTCGCGGAAAAATTATGTAAGTGTATTAAAAAGGTTAAAAATAATGATGACGACAATATAGAATCTAATACTGATTCTAATGATGAAAACGAATCACGTGCTATTGCTATTTGTAACGATACTATATTTCGTCGCAAAGGTATTCGTCATAGTAATTTTACATGCAAAAAGCATCCACGTCTTTTAAGATTTCCTGGACAAAAATATTCCCTTATAAAAAGAAGTAAATATTTATCAAAAAAACAAAAACTTAGAAGACAGTCTTTAACTAAAAAAAAATAAAGATAGTAATAGTAAACAATGAATTAATTTGTTATATTTATGATAATAACAAATTAATAGCTTTTATATGTATATATTTTTTGGGATTTTAGATTTTTGGATTGGCATTGGCATTGGCGGAAATTATTTAAGCGGTTGGCTTAGATTGACGAGGCTTCTTTGCCGGAGCTGAACGAGGTGTTTCAGGTTCATCAGCGGTTACTGCCACTGCGGAAGACTGTGTAGTCGATGCAGCGCGAACAAAGGTAGGACGCTTCTCAGCAGACTGTCCTTCCCTATGATTGCGTTCTGAACTATGCGAGTCATTATGTTCCTGATGACTTTGACGAACCAGCATCCACTCGCCACGACTGCCACTGCCACCACGACTACTATGACCTCCACGTCCACTGCTGCGCTCACCACCACCGTTATAACCACTGCGTCCTGCACCGCGTTCAGCGCCACCACCCCCGTTATAACCTCCACGCCCACCACGAACACCGCCGCCACCACCGCGCAATTGAGTCCTACCCCTCTCACTCTTCTCGCCACTTGCATTATTCTCCTGCGATGCACGATGCTCATGACGTGTCTCGCAAAACAACTTGCCTCCCTTTACACCGCGAACATCCCCAGCCTGAAACTTATGAGTTCCAGAATCGGTGCTCACTACTACAAACTCCACATACTCACCTTCTACCAAATAACGGTATTGCTCCTGACTTACAGTAACCGCTGAGTGGTGAACAAAGATCTCGCTAGCATCTTTGAACTGGTCGTCACCGCCAACAACCGAAATAAACCCAAAACCTGTCTTGTTATTGAACCACTTCACGCGCCCAGTAAGACGAACAGGGGCAGATGTAACAGAAGAACTCTCAGAACTCATTATTATGTGTCGATACTATAATATATGTGGTGGCTTTAAGTATATTTTGAATTTATTTATTATATTATATTTCAAATCTTATATTCAAATCTTATAATGTTTTAATTAACATTTTACACTGTCGTATCATATATGAATAATCGGGTTTTTCTTCAAAATTTAAACTATAAGCATAATCTAACAATTTTTGAAAAATATGTGGTATTCCTGCACATAATTCTTCAGATGTAGTTATTACTTTTTTATCATATGCTGCTAAATTATATCCATTCCATGGTAGTGTATCTTTTATTAAATAAATAATAACATATAATATTGAAATTATATCATCACGACGTGAATAGGTATTTTCCTCGTGAATATGTCTACTCATGAATAATGGTGTCCCAACCACACCACCTTTATTATTTATAATATGTTTATCATTCTTTATATAAAATGATGAAATACCAAAGTCTATAATATATAATTTTTTTTCTATACCTCCATCTACTGTATTAGATAAACCTATCATAAAATTTTCAGGTTTAATATCACGATGCACTATACCAATATCATGTATTTTATTAATAACTTGTAAAATCATAATACAATATTTTGTAATTTCTTTTACAATAATATTATTTTTATTTTTATGAATATTATTGTCGAGAGACACAACTATATTTTCTTCAAAAATTTCGCTAGTTGTATTTATATCCGCAGAATATTCATTATTCTTTAAAATATTATTTACGTTATTTACATTATTTACATCACTAGAAGTATGATTTATAATTTTAGATTTAATATTATTTATATCTTTATATATATCTTTTTCAACATTATTCAAAACTTCCAACTCTTTATTTAACTGACTTATGATATCATTATTTTTAACCTCCTCACTTAGATTATCAAACAGTTTACATTTGATATTTAATATGTTTTTTTTAACATTTTCAAGTTTATAATAATATTCATGTATAATATCTTCATACATTGTTAATGGTTTTAATGGTGTTAATGGTGTTAATGGTTTATTTTTTTCATTCGATTCGTTATCTTCAACTATTTTATTTGATTGATTCATTTCTATATAATTCGGATTTAAGTTATGCATTGTTGATTCAACAATATATTTATTTATTTTATCATTTAATGAATCACTTTCAGGTGTATTGTTTCTATTACTTAAATCAGAGTCTGAATTTGATTCATCTATTTCGGTTTTTTCAGTTTTTTCAACAATAATATCAGTATTGTTACTTTTTATTTTTTTTATTTCTTCATACAAATTATGCGAATATAAATCCATTACAATTATATTTTTATTAGCTTCTGTGCCAAAGTATCGCAATTTTGGAACACCCATTACACCCGACAAATAATTTAATAATTTTGATTCCCATAATAGAGTTAATGTATTTGCAGTTGTTGCTTCAAATTTAATAGCTACTTTCTCATTTGAAATAATATTTTTTCCTCTATATATAGTTCCAAAGCTGCCACTACCTATTTTTTTTTCAAAAATATATTTTGAATTTATAACAGTTCTATGTTTATATTTTTCCAATAGTTCATTTATTACAACATTATCAAATATATCGGTATCTATTATTTGTGTTTTATTATTAATTACAGGTAATTTTTCTTTTTGTATATGTTTCATTTTTTTTCTTATTGGTTATGTATATATTAACGTGAAAAATATTTTTATATTAATTTTCATATTTAATAGTTAATGATATTTATTAGTTAATAATATTTTCATGTTATACAAAATTATAAATTGATATAAAAGAAATAAAATATATGTTATAAGTATAGAAATGACATCTAACAAGAATAATACCTTATTTTTAAATACATTGTTATTTATTGGGTTATTTTATACATATATACCAATACAAGTAGATGCCATTCCTGTTCAACTTATACCAAATAAAAGTATAAAATATCCAATACATATTGCATGTGAATGCGACTATTATTTATATGTAGATGATAAATATATCGAACAAGCGAATACTGAAGTAAATATAGAAGAGAACTGGGAACAAGGACATCCAGGGTGGAATGCTACAAAGAAGTTTTATCCAGTGATCGATAATGAAAGTCCGAAAATAATTGCTTTTAATGGAATTGGTGGGCAATTTTCGGGGTTTTTGAATGGATTTGTTATGGACTTTAATGAGGGTAAAGATTATACGAAATATAAGGAATGGAAGTGTAAGGATTTTTCGAAGAGTGTAAATAATGCACCTCCTCCTCCTAACTGGTTTACATTTGATTATGATGATAGTGACTGGAATATGGCTGCATCTTTTGGTGAAAATTATCAAAATAATAGTTTTCAAATATTTCAACATGAGCGCGAGGGTATAAGTCTTAAAGCTGAATGGTTGTGGACTAGCGATAATTCAAATAAAAATATTTACTGTAGGAAAAAAAATATAAATATTATAACCACTCCTCCGATTTCAACCTCTATGCCATCATCTAGTGTGTCGACAACGATACACCCATCAACAACATCAGCACCTATTCCTGTGCAAACATCGGCACCTATTCATGTGCAAACATCGGCACCTATTCGTGTGCAAACATCGGCACCTATTCATGTGCAAACATCTGCACCTATTCCTGTGCAAACATCTGCACCTATTCCTGTGCAAACATCTGCACCTATGCGTGTGCAAACATCGGCACCTATTCGTGTGCAAACATCTGCACCTATTCCTGTGCAAACATCGGCACCTATTCGTGTGCAAACATCGGCACCTATTCATGTGCAAACATCGGCACCTATTCGTGTGCAAACATCGGCACCTATTCGTGTGCAAACATCGGCACCTATTCATGTGCAAACATCTGCACCTATTCGTGTGCAAACATCGGCACCTATGCGTGTGCAAACATCGGCACCTATTCGTGTGCAAACATCTGCACCTATTCCTGTGCAAACATCGGCACCTATTCCTGTGCAAACATCGGCACCTATTCCTGTGCAAACATCTGCACCTATTCATGTGCAAACATCGGCACCTATTCGTGTGCAAACATCGGCACCTATTCATGTGCAAACATCGGCACCTATTCGTGTGCAAACATCGGCACCTATTCATGTGCAAACATCTGCACCTATTCCTGTGCAAACATCTGCACCTATTCGTGTGCAAACATCGGCACCTATTCATGTGCAAACATCGGCACCTATTCCTGTGCAAACATCGGCACCTATTCGTGTGCAAACATCGGCACCTATTCGTGTGCAAACATCGGCACCTATTCCTGTGCAAACATCGGCACCTATTCCTGTGCAAACATCGGCACCTATTCGTGTGTCGACAACGATACACACATCAACAATGGCACCGGTGCAAACATCGGCACCTATGCATGTGCATGTGCCTGTGCCCGTTCCAACTATTGTTATTTCCCCTCATATCCAAATAATTATTCAAAATATTAAATATTCACAAAGATATTCATATGCACATCTTGATAATATATTCAGAAAATTAAACCTTTATAATGAAGAATACAGTCTTTATAAACAGATGATTATTGCACGCTTACATCTAAGACAACACTATAGTGCACTATTTTATGATATTAAACATCTTTTAGAAAAACAAAACAACTATGATTCTATACTAATACCGACACCAACATCATCAATCGATAAAAATGATAATAAAAAATCAGTAAAAAATATACCTCGCTATATTCATTCCATGCATACATTAAACGAATGTATCAAGAAAATAGAAAAAAGTATTCAATTCATTAAAGGAAATCATAAATATATTCTTCTTAGAATTTTAAATAAATTAAAAATACAATATCAACAAGATACAGAAAAATTATTTATGTTGATTAAAAATACATGATAATGTGTGATATTATATAAAATATATAAAAATTCTGTAATTGTAAAATATTATTAATATTAATAATATTAATAATATTTAATAATATTAATAATATTTAATAATATTTAATAATATTATAGTTATGGAAAATAATACCCCTGTTTATATAAAAGACGTGATTATCATAGTAGCTGTATATATAAATAATGATATCAAAAATTATAACGAATTAATAAAATGTTTAAAACAATTAAGATGTGTTTATACAAATGAAACAATTATTGTCGTTGATAATAATTCATTAAATAATAAATGGATCGAAATAGCAAAATCATTAAAATTTTTTATATTGACTAATAACTCACAATTTCATCGGTTTGAAATAGGTGCGTATAAACTTGCATTACAATATTTTCGTTCTGATAAATATATTTTTATACAAGGAACTATTTTTTTAAATAATAAACTTGATTTATCCTCATTGGATGCAGCTATACCAAACGCTATAGCATTTAAATTAATATGTGGAAATTTATGTTGGAGTAATAAAGGTTTAATGTTGATTAATAGTTTATTAGAATCTATACAAATGAAAAAATGGAATAACGATCCAATTGTTTTATGGAACAGTTTTTGCTGTAATAATTTATTCATAAATAATATGTTTCAAGATAAATTATTTGACTTACATTCAAATACGAAAGAACATTCATGTGCATTTGAAAGAATATTAGGATGTTATTTAAATTCTAAATTAAAAAAAATAAATGAAATACGTGATAACTCATTTAATAAAATATTTTTATCACAAGATATTATAAAATTTTAATTTGCGTTATATTATATATTATAACATATTATAACATATTATAACATATTATAACATATTATAATATATAATGAGTTTACTTAGTTTAGTAGATGATGCCGAAACAGATAAGAATACAGATCATTCATATTTAGAATTATATGAAACATTATTATCTTCTAAGAAAGATACTGCAAAAAATATATTAGAAATAGGTATCGGTGATTATAGAGTGAAAAATGGGGGTAGTATAAAACTATGGAAAGATTATTTCAAAAACGCAAAAATTTACGCATTAGATATTATCCCCATACATCGCGTCCTTGATGAACTTGTAAACGATCCAAGAGTTGTTTTATTTACTAGCACTAACGCATATGATGAGAAATTTTTCAATGAAAATATTTTGAAAAAAAATTTAAAATTTGATTTCATGTTAGATGACGGTCCACATACATTGGAAAGTATGAAAACATTTATAAGATTATACTCAAAAGTTATGACCGATGATGGTATATTAATTATAGAGGATGTTCAGTCTATTGACTGGTGGCCCATTTTGTATAGAGAAGTTCCACAACATTTGAAAAAGTTTGTAAAACCTTATGACTTAAGAAAAAATAAAAATCGTTATGATGATCTTGTATTTACTATTGACAAGTCTTCTATTTAATTTTTTTATTGTTATTTGATAGTATTGTATAATATATACTGTATAATATATATTGTATAATATATACTGTATAATATATATATTGTATAATATATACTGTATAATATATACTATATAATATATATTGTATAATATATATACAACATACGACATAAATATATTTATATATTTATATTTACATAGTAGTAGTAATAATAAACATAACGTATGCCTCCAAAATCTTCATCTTCAGTCTATAAAAAAACAACGACTTTTGAAGAACGACTTCAAAAATCAACTAAAATGACAACACTTTACCCCGATCGTATACCTGTTATTGTAGAAATGTCATCCTCTTCTGCAAGCTATAATACATATATAGCATCTTCCCATAAAGTTAAATATCTTGTTCCTTATGATATTACAATGGGACAATTCATTAAAATATTACGAGATAAAGTTAAAATCGAACCTGTAATCGCCCTATTCTTCTTTATCAATAATAAACTATTCCCTATCACTACACCCATAGGTGATATTTATAAAGAAAATCGTGATGAAGATGGTTTCTTATATATAGAATTCTGCGAAGAATCTACTTTTGGATAAAATTATATATATTATATAAACATAAAAACATTATTATATGTTATAGTAGCACAATACAAGTAATATCCGCTTATATTCAAATAATTATTTTATTATCAATATGTTTTTTGAAAACCCAGTTTTTCCTGATATAATACAAAATATATCATCATTTTTTAAAAATAAAATAGATATTTTTAAAAAGAATATATATCCTAATAATAAAACTGACATTATTAACACAAATAAACCATTAATATATTCAGAAACTTCTATGCATAATTTAAACACATCGATTACAAGCTGTCATTCTGATTCATCAAAATTATTAAAACCAATAATTACTACAACTATACAAAATATTATTATCCCACCTTCCTCTTCCTCCTCCTCCTCCTCCTCTTCCTCTTCCTCCTCCTCTTCCTCTTCCTCTTCCTCTTCCTCCTCCTCTTCCTCCTCTTCCTCCTCCTCCTCCTCTTCAGATTCTTCTACAACCAACTCTCCAACCAATGATTGTGCGATTTTTATACAACCTGATATACCATATGAAACACCTTCATCATTAAATGAAAATGTTATTGCATCTATTATTGATATAAATATCATAGATACAATTGTATATGAAAATAATAAAGAAAATAGAAATGAAAAATATGTATCACAATATGTATCACAATGTGAATCTTATTATATGAAACAACAAGAATATACTAATTTTAAAAATAGATTAGATCCATTTATTTATGACGAGTTTGAAAAAATTATTATGGGAATTTTATACACTAATACATTTTTTTTATCATCTCTTTCTCCTATCAAAATATATGCAAATGATTTAATTAATAAAAATACACGTTATGGTGTTTTTGAAACACAAAATTTCATTATTAAAGTAGATAATAATCCAGAAATATTTAATTCTGAATTGGAAGTAATGTTACGCATCGGTTCCGGAATAATACACCCACATAATATAGTTCTCCCATATTATGTAAAACTCGACAGAAGTCATAAAAAAAAATCTATGCATTTTAGTGTTCAACCGCGTATTAAAAATACAATAGCACTACATAAATGGATTGATCTACGCGATAATAGATATACCGATATAGAAAAACATATACAATTGTGTATTACTATATCAAAGTCTATACTATTTATGCACACACATGATTTAGTTCACGGAGATATAAAACCCGATAATATTCTAATTGAAAAAAATACAAACACACCATATATAATCGACTTCGGATTATCAGGACTACATGGTTTATCTGCAGGAACAGGCGGCACAAAACCATTCTGTTGTCCTGAAACACAAAATATATCGATGATAGACGATGATTATATATGGAATACAAATAATAAACAATATGATTTATGGTCAATCGCGTTTATATTTTCATCTATTATCATTTTTAAAACATGTTACAACTATTACTCGCATTATCCTCTGGATTATTTTACTACAGACAAATATGTAAAACCTAAATATTTACTTAAAATGCCCGAACCATTCCGCGATATATTTATGTCTATTCTTTGCAAAAAATCAGATATTAATCTTTCCAATTTTATTCGGCTTTTAGAACATGCACTCATCGTCTCATCGACAGTATAATATTATACTATATTCGCCTCTCTCTTTTACTCTCTCTTCGCCTCGTTATTCACGCCTTCATCTATTATATCTACAATTACTTCTCTCTTACTATTTTCAGTAACGCTATTGCCATTATGTTCGATTGTTTCCGATGTTTCCATTATTTCCACTTTGTCCATTATTTTCATCTTTTTCGCAATAACGCGTTTCGTATTTTGTCTCTGTAATAACGACATTACTAAATGATTACTTATTGATAGCGTATTCATATAAGTCTTATACTTAAATACACACAATGATGTATTCGATTTTACAAATTTTATACTATACCACCAATATGCAGGTATATGTATCATTTGTCCAGGTATTAGCGTAACGTCTACTGTTCTTAATTTATCAAAATCAGCACGATATTGTGTCTGAACATTCCAAGCATTTACTGGTGACATAAATTCGAAATTATCATAATCGTTTACAGCATATAAATACTTTGTTGATTTTGGAGGTAGTAATCTTATTATCACTTTGCCATGTGTAACTATAAAATAATTACGATAATTCAAATCATATCTAAGGGGCGTTTCTGCATTTAAAGATGCGAATAATATATCATACGAACATGATGATACCATAGATGGTCTAAGAAACATATCTCCGTTTCTATAATATTTAATTAATCCGGATTCTTCTAAAAAATCAGAATTGTGTTCGCTAATATACTTTGAATCTTTGTCTTTTTTAAATAATTCTACAGATTCGTTTATCGCTAAAGGAACATATAATTCTGTTTCATCGTCATATTCTTTTATATTTCTTATTTTTATATCATGTGCACTATAATTTGCCTTTATATTATTAAAGTTACAACTATTTGTTAAATTATCGTTGATAAATTCGGTCACAACCGGTTGCCTCAAATCGCATACCTCTTCTAATTTATCCTTTGATGGTTGACATATTTCATATATTTCCAAATCATCTACCTTTTTCAAATGGAAACAAACGTGCAAATATATAAATAAAACAACACAAAATACGATAATAGCTATAACTTCTTTCATGGATGTATGAATGTATGTATATATTTATTTTTACTACTTTATTTTTATACTAATTTTTACATAATTATACTCATTGTTACCCAAATTTAATAATATAATATAAAATCTATTTGTAGAATTTATATTATACCATACCATATTTTATTCTTAATCTCTCAATCATGCACCTCTTCTAAGTTATCAAGTGATACGCTACATATACCACCATCACCTTCGCTCATATCATAATTCATTCCATTATAATTACCTCCATCATTTCCTGCTACACTATTATTGGCGTTGTTGTGACTATTGTTACGACTGTCATTTTCATCGTTTGTTATATATGGACTATATACACTCGATGCAATATCGACTTGAACGATTTCGTCATGTTCGTTAGGTTCACCATGTTCTTCATATTCATTTTTTTCAAGATCACCACCACCACCACCCTCGCAATTATCACTTCCAGTTGTATATGATGGTAGTCCATTAGATATAAGTTTCATTACAAGCCCCGATAATTCATTCAATGTAGTTTGTTGCGAATTTAATAGACTTCTAAGAGATTCATTTTCCTTCTGAAGAGGCTCTATTTGATTAATTATATCAGATAAATTTGTATTTGTTAATATATTATCCAGAAGTTTTGCTATAAAATCCGTATTGTTAATTATATCATCGTGGGAAATATTTGATTGTTCGCTTTTATTACTGCTCACGCCTCCACTCACTCCCTGCATCCTTTCTGCTTTATCGAGACGATTCGACAACATTTGTATCTTATTTGAATGCTCATTTAATATTGCATCCGTATTCAACAACTCATCGTGATGTAGCTTAAACAATACATTTGGTGGAAGTGCTGCACCTGATGGCAAACACGGCAATCCCGCTGCACTAATCGGCAAATCGCGAATATGAATACCATTCACCTCCGCCATAGCCCTATTATGTATAACAGGATTTACCGTATATGGTCCAGGCACATTTATAGTAGCACTATTACTGTTACCGTTATTTATTCCACCCGACGGGTTTCGCGTTTGTAATGGTGGTGGTGGCATAGATGATTGCTGTGGTGCTGTTGCTGGTTTAGGTGGCATGGCCGCAGCCGCAGCCGCCCTTTGCTGAAGTTGCTGAAATAATTGTTGCTGAATTTGTGGAGGAAGTTGACGAAAATTTGGAGGTAGTCCTGGCGGTAAACTCATTTGTTGTCCGGGTCCTCCCGGTCCTCCAGTCATTGGTGGCGGCATACCTCCTCGTCTCTTTTTTGCTGCAGATATCGAAGCACTATTACTCATATTACTAATCGTATATATTTCTTATGAATAGTATTTTAAACCCTTTTATACGCAAACATTTAATTAATATTCGTGATATTTTTATATAAATATTACATATATTACAATATTCCAATATTACAATATTTCCTAAACTTTTACAAATATCTTACGCTCGCACGCTATGCAACCATTTTCATAACAATTGACTCATGGTTTTTGTAGTTTATTAATTTAATATCCTCAATATGGTAATTATCTATTTTCTCACGGTTCTCATCCGTCTCATATATTTCAAGTCTTGGAAATTCATATGGCTTCCGCTTCATTTGCTCTTTCAATGCTCCAATATGTTCTTCATATATATGCGCATTCCCCAAATGGTATACAAACTCATGTGCAATAAGTCCACAATGTTTTGCAATTATATGAGTCAATGCTGAATAACTCGCTATATTGAATGGAACACCCAATCCTACATCCCCACTCCTCTGATATAGCGCACAAGATAGCTTATTCCCATCTGTTACATTAAATTGCATTAGCACATGACACGGAGGGAGAGCCATCTCATCTAGTTGACATGGATTCCATGCACTTAATACCATTCGTCTACTTGTTCTAGCCATAGGATCAGGATTCTTAAGTGTATCTATTATTTGCTGAAGCTGATCGACGCCTTTCCCACTATAGTCAACATTACATCCCGTATATGGCGCATTAAAATGCCTCCACTGGTGTCCATATACAGGTCCCAAATCGCCTTCTCTATTTTCATATAATCCTCTACTATCTAAAAATTCACGTGATCCATTACCATCCCATATATGCACTCCTTGTTCTTGAAGATTCACATTACTTGTATCTCCTTTAATAAACCATAGTAACTCCTTAAAACAAGTCTTCCATGCAGTTCGTTTTGTTGTTAATATGGGTATTTTTCCATTATCTAGTGTGAATACCATAGAAGCACCGAAAATAGATTTAGTCATTCCATTACGACCCATTTCCATAGTTCCATATTCTAAAATATCATTAATAAGATTTAGATACTGATACTCCTCATGTTCCTCATATTCCTCGCATATATTTTCAATATGTTTCATATAATTACATTTCATATTACCTTTAGCAAGTCTCTTCAACATTATTGTTGTATTTTATTTATTTCATTATATATCTTTAGTATCTTTATTGTTATATTATTTTATATTATTTCTATTATTTTGTATTTTGTATTATTTTGTATTTTGTATTATTTTGTATTATTTTATTTAATTTCTTAATATAATTCATATACAAAATGGATGATGATACTGTAAAACCAATTACTAATCAAGGATTTTTTACATATGTTTTTAAATTATCAAAATTTAAACAAGAAGATCTTATGAATATTGTTCAATATTCAATGTTGTCCATCATACCTGTTATACTATTTGTTTATTTTACAAAGAAATATTTCCCGACTGTAAATGAAAATGATGCATCACTATATATATTTATTGTTACATTTATCGAAATGATGTTTATGATTGTAGGTATATTTTTTATCGATAGAATTATTAACTATATACCTACATACAGTGGTAAATATTACGAAACAATTAATTTAACTACCATTATTATTATTTTTATATTATTCATGCTTATATCTCATGGAGGATTTAGAGATAGAACAAGGGTTCTACTCCGAAGATTCGACGATTGGTTCACAATTGATGATATTATTGCTAAAAAATTAGGAATAGTTCCAAAACCTTTTAATATGTTTAGCGATGATATAGAATTAATAGATATCAATGCTAAAAATGGAAAAGGTAAGAAAAAACCAGGTAACGGTGGTGGCGCTGCCTCTGCTGCAGCATCCGGCGGTGGTGGTGGTGGCGGCGGCGGTGGTGGACAACAAATGTCTCAGCAATATGCTACCCCTGCACCCTTACCTATTCAAGGTCCTGTAATGCAAAACCCTATGCCCAATTATGGAGGTAATATTCCCGCTCAACAAGCACCCATGTATTCAAATCCGGCAAATTCTATGGCAGGTGGCGCTTCACAGGGTATGGACGATATGTATATGGAACCAATGGCAGCTAACGCTGTTTTAGGAGGCGGATGCTCATGGTCTTCATGGTAAAAGGCTCAAATAGGCGCTAAATAAAATATATATTGTTGTTTTTAAGTAGTTTTCTCAATAATAACTACAACACTCATTAAACAACAATATATCACCTACAACAAAACATCTCTCGTAGAAAAAATATCACACCACTCTCTTTCATCTCCTTCTTATCATTTAACATCTTATGGTGTATTATTACATCATTATACCTTACATATTCGTCATATGATTTAATCGTCGTATATGGTAAACGCGGACTATATACCGTATCATAATATAAATCGCCACTATCTGTTCGCTTCATTACATTTGAGGTCTCCTGCATCCTCTGATATACTAACTCATCTACTGGTGGTTTAGTAATATTATCAAAAATATTATAATATGTGAAATTCTCAAACACCATTTGGATGGAAAATGGACAGTATTTTATATAATCTTCTTTTATACTTTACATATATTATTAATTTTACTTTTATATATTTTTTAACTAACTAACTAACCAACTAACTAACTAACTAACCAACTAACCAACTAACCAACTAACTACTTACACCCTAATTCTTTTTATCTATTAGTATTTCTTTTCCGAGATTTTTTATTATTTTTCTTTCATAATTGGTATAGTTTTCAATCGGTTCACATATAGATCGCATCATTGTCAAGTATTCGATTTGTTTTCTTTCTGTTTCCATCCAGTCTGGATTATCAATCGCCCATTTTTGTAATGCCGTCCGCTCCTTATCTGCGATTTTTATAATCGTGTTTTTCATCATCTCGTGATTCTCATCTTTTTGCCACTTGTCTTCATTTTTTATATACATGATGTCACGTTTTA